ATGAACACAGCCGAACAGGTACTTGCCGGGGCATGTAGCTTGACGGTGCTGCTGCCCGCGCTGCACTTCGTCGCCGGCGCCTATCTCTGGGATCGAACCATCGTCGCCGCCGCGAACCCCTTCCATGACGCGTCGCGGCTACGCCGCTGGGCCGGCTACGCCTACCTGGGGCTTGCGTGGCTCGGCATTGTGCTCGTCTGCGCGTTCGGCGTCGCAGACATGCTTGCTTGGACGCCCGGCGCTTGGGGCGGCGTAGACGAGGACGGCCAGTACACCTCCTTCGGCTCGGCCATCGGCGGGCTTTCCGGCCTCGCCGTTGGAAGTATGGTCTTTGCCGCCCTCATGCGCCGCGCTGAGGCTGGCCCAGGTGGATCGCACAGGCTCCAGCAAGCGGAGCTACGCAACCCTCCTCACGCCGGCTGAGGCACGGCGAGCCGGCGCTGGCGGTGATCGCTGAGCGGGTCGCCATGGCGGCGCCATGCTCCGGACCGTCTGAGCTCGTGTGACGGGTCAGGGCGGTGCGCTCTTGTATGGATGCCCAGACGGAAGCATGGCCACAGCGCCGAGTTCCTGCCAGTGCCAAGCCAGATACCCTTCTAGCTTCTGCCGATCCTCGGTGCTTAGCGGGCCCGGGCCGGTTGCAATGGTGCCGATCTGGCCGACCAGCGAAGCCCCGAACTGTGAATATCCGCCAAGCCAATTAGTTCCGCCCTGGGTATTAAGGTTGGTCTGAGCGACGAATGCATCTTGTACGCCATTTACGAATGTTCGTTTAAATGCGCCGTCGTAGGTGGCTACGAAAATATTAGGTGCATTGAGAGTTACGCTTCCGGTTTGCCCATAAAGGTCTGCGGAGTAGTTATTGTGCTCACTGGTACTTGTAGGCCTGACCCCCAAGTGCGGCGTCGTCATGTCAGTCCCCGGCCCCTGTCGGACAAAAACGCCCTCGCTATCCGAGACCGGATATGCGATCACCGCCATGAAATATGCGACGTTCCCGACAGGCACGAAGTTAGAGGATTCTGGCAATGACATTTGCCAGGGGTTGTTATTATCTCGACCCATCATCCCATTGGGCTGAATCGAAGGTGGGCCGTAAGAATTGGATGTATATCCTCCGTTGGAACCGAGATTCTCCCATCCCAAGGGCAACAAATCCGGCCCTATTTCCCCATAGGAGCTGAGCTTGGCGTCAAACCAATTCATGGCCGCAAGATCAGCGGGCGACCAGCCCACTGGCGTGATGATCACCTGGCCTATCCAGAAATACACACGCCCAGCGGAATCCCGTACACGGATAGTGAGATTGAACACGCCAGCAACTGCCGTCCCCACAATGTCAGGCGCATCCCAGGTGGCCGCGTCCAAACGCACAGCGCCACTCTGATTCGACGTGACCCACGCGCCCATGCCGACCGAGCGCGTGCCTTCGGGCGCCGCCTGCGTCAGCGACGAATCTTGCCAGGCCTCGCTATTGCCCTTGATCAGGTTGCCGTCATAGGCCTGGATCGGGTTGCCACTGCCGTCAAAGAACACCAGCCGCGCGCGGCCACGGTTCTGGCTGCTGGTGGTGTCGTCGAAGCTGACCTTGATTGCAGCGGTGATCTTCTTCTGTGGGTAGCAGGCCGCGCGCTTGGTGTTGAGCCACTGGGCCTCGATACCGCCAGCGTGGCCGACGCCCTTCTGCCCGGCGTAGTGGCTGCAGTAACTACCAGCGTATGGGCGCGAGGTGGTCACACCGATATGGTTGGGTGGCGTGCCTTGCTGGCCGATCGTGACGACGTCCCATCCGGTCAGATTCCCCGCCTCGAAGCCTGGGTTGTTCAGCGCTGCTGCCCCGGTCTCGGCGTAGGCCGGCCAAGCTACAACCACCTCGCTGGTGGCCTGGTCGACATAGATGGCCGACCCGTTCGGCAGGGTGTCGCCGTCGATCTGCTCGGCCGTGCACGCCCCGATGGCGTTGTGGATCTGTAGACGTCCCTCGTAGGCAAGCATCGGCTTGCCGCTGATCAGGGCGCCGGTGACGTACAGCGCCGGTGCGTATCGAGCTTGATCCAGATCGGGGCGATCATAAGGGCGCGCGATCATCAGCTAATCCTCGATCCGACCAGATACACGGTCAGGCCCTTGGCTAGGGCCGTGCCGATCTGCGTCACCTCGATGGTGATCTCATCGCCTTTGCTCAGGACATTCCCTCCGCTGAGGATTACGGGCGGCGTCGCCGCGGTGACAGTTGTCCGTTCGGCGTTATCGAACGTGAGCTTGGTCGAAAGGATCGAAACGCCGTTGCGCTTGACGTCCACAGTGACGAGGGATCCCGCCGCCTGCGCGACCGACAGGGTCGCATACAGCCCGCCATCCGCCACCGCGTCCAGCAGCAGGCCGTAAGGCATGGTGAAGCTGTTTTTGGCCGTGCCTGCGGCCGCGGTGATGTTGGTTCCTATCAGGACCGAGCGATCGATCAGCGCGATGTGCTGCTTGTCGGCCGTGTTGGCCACGCGCAGCAAGTCGCCGGAGGATGCCCAGGCATTTGTGGCGGGATTGGTGCAGGTCGCGCTGATAATGCTGCCCTGCCCGCGCGTTTGCGCCAGGAAGCCCGGCGACGGAGTTATCGTGCCGCCGGATTGCATCGCCAGTGTGACCTTGCCCGCACCCTTCTGCTGGACGCTGAACCCCTCACCTAAAGTCCAGTCCTGCGTTGAGCTGCCGGTATTGGAACGAATCGTGATCGTCACGTCCGCGCTCGCGTCGACGATCAGCAGCGCGTTTTGCGAGGCGGCATCGACCACGGTGTTTGCAGTGACAGTGGTGACGATCGGCGCAACGGTGGTGAGCGGCGGATCGCCTGAGTAAGGCCGAGCGAATCCGCGCATGACGGTGAAGCCATGCACGCCATTTGCCGGAGCGACCGCCATGCGCAACAGGCTCTCGGTCGGATCGCTGGCGATCTCGATCGTGAAATCGACGGCCGGGTCCAGCACAAGGTAGCGGCCGGCGCCGGCGGTCTGCTCCTGCGCGGTATCGAACATCAGCGGGCTGGACACGTCCGCGCCGGGGATCGGAAAAGCTTTGGTTGTCCCATCGCCTACCCACGGCCAATATTTCGGATCCACGCCGATTCCGCCCGTCGCGGCCTGGTCGATGTACTTGAACAGCGTAGTCAGGTTGACCGCGTCGCCGGGGTTCAGCGCATTGCCCAGATTGATGATGCGCGAGCCCTTCGCATCCCATACGAACTCACCGCTGCCGTCCTCGAACACCAGCGAAAGCGAACCATCCACCAGCTGCTGGATCTGCATCACCCGGTAATCGAAGGCGTCCTCATGGATCTGCGGAAGGAAAACCCCCTGATTGGTGACACTGGTCGGCTGATCGTAGGGCACTGTCCGCAGGATCAGGATGTCCTTGCCTGACGCCGGCGCGGTGTTGAAGGTCACCACCGTCTGATTCGCGGACAATCCGCGCACCGTGTACTGGCTGGTTGGCACCAACGTGTAGCTGGGATCGTTGCCGACGAACACACGCAAGTGCTCCGCCTTGAACGCGCGAGGGCCAACGAACTGAGTGGCCAGGCCATTGCCCTCGTAGGCCTTGCGCTGGTCGGTGCTGGTGATGGTCATGCGATCTCCGGAAATGAAAAGGCCCGCGCGTGGCGGGCCGGGTGGCGTGTGTGCTGTGGCGGACTACTGCTTGTCCTTGGGTCGGCGATAGAGGAGGTAGGCGGCAGCCTCGGCCGGATTGTCCGGCGTGTACTGCCCGGTGCTCACGTCGTAGAGGTATTCGCCGGTGGTCAGCATCTGATTGCTGGGGATGCCAGTTACCGGGCCGGCAGCGCGCACGCCGGTCTTGAGCAGCTTCTCGGTGTCGACCTCGTCGTCCTCGGCGAACCAGTCATGACCCTCCCGCCATGCGGCCTGTCCGAACCGCGCGAGCGCCACGCCTGCATCGACGATCGGATTTGGCCGGCTGGACTGCTGCTTGCCCTCTATGGCGGCATCGACAGCCGCGGCGACGTCACGCACCAGCGGGAAGGTCTGCAGAGGGAACAGCGCCGACTTGCGCGCGAGCCAGGCAGCCCAGTCCTCGGCATCCAGTCCGTCGTCGTCATCGTCTCCGGGGCCGCGCCCCATCAGCAGCTCGAACACCGCGTTCGACAGCACGGCAGCCGATAGCCACGTGCCCAAGGCCCGCGCCGGCGACTGGACTCGGCCCAGGTAAAGCCCGCGCAAGCCGGATTCCTGCAGCCGGTTGTTCATGATGATCATCGGGCCGATGAACATGCGGACCCACTTGTAACGGGGGTCACGCTCGGCGGCCGAGAGATCCTTGGGCGCGCCGGCCTGCTGGGTCTGTCGTATCGACTTGTCGGCGAGCAGCACCGCATCGGCCTGGCCGATACCTTCGGCCAGGGCCTGCTGGTAGCGGCCAAGCCAGATTGCGCGCTCCGAGATAGGCACCACCCAGCGGTGAACCTCCATGGCCATCTTCATCGCCGCCGCGCGGATGCCCTTCTTTCCGGTCAGCTTGCCAAGCACCTGCTGGTAGGTCGAATCCATCGAGTCGGCCCGGTCCAGCATGAAGGGCGACAGCTCGTGGATGGCGCGCGTCGCCGCCGCAGGGTTGCGGTAGTAGGCGGTGTAGCCGGTGGCCAGATACTTGGGATCGACGCGCGCAGCGGCCTGGATCGGCGCGACGACCGAGTTTGCCAGCACCAGCGGGATGCGGAAGCCGAGCGCGGCGACGGCCGTGTTGGTGAGCACGGCGTCGGCGAGCTTTTCCGCCATCTTCGACCCAGGCTCGGCGATCGACGCGCCGGCGACGGCGTTCTTCACGCTGCCGTAGAGCGAGTGGTAGGCGCCCTCCGACAGCCGCTCGATGATCAGCCCCTTGAGCTCCCCGTCCTCCAGAACGCGCAAGGCCTGTTTCACGTAGCCGCGGTGGGATAGGTCGGTGATCACGTCGTTGAGGTGGCGCGACAGTACCGCGTGGTAGTCGAGCAGCATCGGCGCGGCGTACTCGGTGCGCTCCTTGGTGTGTCCCTTGCTGGTCATGGCCCGGGAGAACGTCCCGCCCATGATGCGCTCCTCGGCTGCGCGCGCCTGTTGGGTGCCACCACGCGAGGCGCGCGGATCGTACACCGCCGGGTAGTACCCGCCGCGCAGGCTGATCTGCGCGCCACCGGCGCCGGTGAAGATGAGGGGCACCGGCTCGATGCGCTCCGGGGCGACGCCGGACAGGCGCTTCTGCTGCGCCTCGATGTCCGGCCACAGCGAGTCCACGGCATCCCAGATGCGTTGGATCATCTGCCCGTCGGCTGGGGTCAGGTGCCCCAGCATCTCGGCAACCGTCTCCGTGTTGAAGGGGACCGTGCTGCCGTCGGCCAGATAGCCGCCGCGCATGAGCTTGTCGCGGTTGCCAGCGTTGCCCATGTTCAGGGCCATCGCCACGATCGTGTTGCGCGACACCGACCGGCCCAGGCCCTGGATGTAGACCTTCCGCTGCAGGTCCGCGCGCTGCTGGCTGGTCATGGCGTTGGCCATGTCGGCGAGCATGCCCCCGACCTTCTTGCGGTAGTCGATCCGCATCTGCTGCGCGGCCTCGGCCTGGTTCCACAGGTAGTCGTGCCAGGGGCCGGATTCGCCTCCGTCCAGCCACTCGACGACCGTCTCCGGCCGCACAACCCAGTCCAGCAGGCCTTCGTAGGCCGAGCCCACGCTCTGGATCACGGTGCGATCGGCGTCCGAGAACGGGACCGGTTTGCCTGCTGCCAAGGCGGTGCGGATCGCGCCGGCCATTTCCTCCTGCGCGGCCTTCCACTCCCGCTTGTCCTTCCCTTTCAACAGCTCGTTCTTGAGTCTGGCCAGGTGCGCGATGTTGGTCACCGCGTCGTGCAGCTCGCGCAGCTCGGCCAGCGTCATGTCCTGGTAGTTGGTGACGCGCTCGGCCTCTACCCGCGCCAGAAGCGTGTCCGTGACGGCGGTCAGGTCGTCGTCGGCCTGCCTGGCCTCCACCCAAGCACGCAACGACTGACGGCGTGCCACCTCCCGGGCCGACACTGGACGGAACTCGAACGCCTCGGTCAGGGCGTCCATGGCCTCCAGGTAGTCGGCTCCCGCCAAGCCCAGGCGTTCGCGCGCCTTGCCCTCGCTCTGCTTGCGTATGTCGGTCGCCTTGCTGGCGATCTCGTCCTTGGCGCGCCGCGCAGCCGCGTAGAGCGCCGCATTGAGCGCCTGACGACGTTTGGCCAGCAGTGCCGCGCCATAGTCGCCGCTGGCGGCGGCGCGCGCGGAGTCGGTCGCTGCCCGGCGCTCCGCCACCAAGTAATCGTTGGGCCGAATCTGGCGGTCGGTCTTGCGGGCGACCACGTCCTCAGCGACGGCGCGCAGCTCGCGCCGGCTGGGCCGCGGCTCGCCGGCCAGCTGCGCCAGGACCGCCAGCTCTCGGTCGAGCACCTGGGCACGCTTGGAGTTGTGGACGGCCTCCAGCGCCAGCGCCGGCAGCGACCCATCGGTCATCGGGTCGCCGTGCCGCTCGTGCATGCGCCGGCGCACCTCGTCTGGGATCGCCGCCAACGCCTGGTCCACGCCCCACAGCCCCTGCACCAGCTCGTCGCCCGACGAGAACCCCAGCAGCGCCGCCGCCTCGTCCGGGTGGACGCCGCCCTTCCGCGCGTAGACCCGGCCCAGCTTCTTGAGGTGGTCGGCGCCGTAGTCGGCCACCAGTGCCGCGCGGTCCAGCTTCATGCCCCTCAGCGCCGCCGGCACCGGCTCGCCTGCCGCTTCGGCAGCGCCGGCCAGGATGCGCCGCGCGCGCACCGCCGGCTGCGCCTCGATCTCAGCCTGGACCTCGCCGCGGACGTTCTCGGCCTCGTCCTTCCACCAGCGCTCACGCTCGCGGGTGTGCGCCTGCTCCAGCTTCTGCTGAACCTCGGCCCGGGCTTCTTCGGCCGCAGCGGCGAGCATGCGCTGGTAGTCGTTGAACTGCTTCTCGGTGAGCCCAAGCTGCGCCGCTTCGGCGGCCGTGCGCGCCAGGGGCTGCGCGCCGGACCTGGCCTGGGCCACCTCAATCTCAGCCTCGGTCGCCAGCATGCGGTCGAACACGCCGCGCACCTCGTCGGTCAGCTGGACCTTGAGGCCGGCCAGGGTGCGGTAGACGCCCAGCAGCCAGGCCCGGAACTGCGAGAACACCGCCTGCAGGTCGGCCGACGGCGCGCGCCCCTCGCCCAGGTACGCCTCGAAGCCCCGCGCGAACTGCTCGTGCTGCTCGGTGCCGATCTTGTCCGGCGAGTCCACGCCCAGCCATTGCACCAGCGCGTCGAAATCCGCGCGCAATTGCGGTGACGCGCCCTCGGCCGCCGCGGCGTCGCGGTAGACCTCCAGGAAGAAGTGGCCCGACTCGTGCAGGAACGTGGACAGGTCCGCCGACTCGAACAGGCTGATCGCCATGCGCTGGTCGGGGAACACGTCGATCTGCCCTCGCGGCGCACTCTCGTCGCCCTGGTAGAGGCGCTGCAGGTCGCCCACGGCCGACTCGTCCCAGATCACGTAGTTGTAGGCGCCCTCGCCCTGCGCGCGCGACCCGCCGTCCAGATACCGCAGCCCGGGCACGCCGGCGGCAAGCATGGCCTCGCTGGCGGCACGGGGGCCGTTCTCGGCGCGACGCTCGAACTGCATGAACCGGCCCAGCCGGCTGACGAAGTCGCCCGCCTTCGGCCCGCCGCCCTGGCCGGTGAACCACGCGGCGATGTGGTCCACGCTGTACTGGTTTCCGTACACCTCGGCAGCCAACGGCTGGATCGCCTCGCGCACGGCGGCCGGCTGGCTGCCCAGCGGCTTGTCGTAGTCCAGGAGGTTCGCGTCCTCCGGCACCTCGACCTGGTAGAGCTTCCCCTGCAGGGCGTCGCGGCGCGCGCGGTACGCCTCCAGCGCCGTGCCGACCCGATCGGCGTCTGTCAGATCCCAGCGATCGCGCCAATTCGCATCGGCCAGCAGGCTGTTGACCGCTTCGCCGAAGGTGTCGAAGCCCAGGTCGTCCTCAGCCTTCAGCGCGGCGCGCAGGTTGTCGCGCGCCTCCGACAGCGCCGCATCGCCCTCGCGCTGCTCCCGGGAGACGGCCGCAGCGTAGTAGTCCGCGACCGAGCGCTTGCTGGCGAAGTACATGCCCCACCCGAAAGCCTGGTTCCCCTCGCCGCTTCCGATCTTCTGCAGGCTGAAACGCTCCACCTCGTGGGGCGTGCCGTGGTAGGCCGGCTGGAAGAAGCGGCGCACCGAGTCGAACGCACGCTGGAGGATGCCCTGCCCAGAAGCAGAAACCCCGCCGGTGGGCGGGGTTTGGTCGGTTACTTCACGGCCGTTTGCCGGTTCAGATTGTCCACGATCGACTGCGCCCAATTGCTGGGCATCTTCGACCGGCTGACCGATGAAGCCTTGGTAGACGACGTCGGAGATTTCACCGGCGGCGCGGGCTTCTTCGAGGCTGGCGCGGAGGTCTTCATGGAGACGATTCTCCACCACCTCAGGCAGGCTGTCCAGCGGAACCAGCGCCGCGGCATTGCGCCCTCGGCTGTTGTCGATCGCCACCACCTCCACGCGCTCATCACCGGCATACCGCTCGGCCAGCTGTCGGATCACCTTGGCACTGCCGGCGTGCGTCTTGGCGTGCTCGGCGATCGGCACGGTGCGGCCGGTCCCCTGCTCGGCAGCCATGCGCATCGCACGCGGCAGGGCGCCGCCGCGCAGCGCCTCGACCGGGTCGCGGTAGGTGTAGAGGATCTTCACGTCGCGGCCGGCTTCCAGCGCCTGATCGATCTTCTGAGCCGCCGACTCCAACGTGTTCATGTTGGTGTCGTAGATGATCTCCGGATTGCCCAGGGCCTCGCCCATCGCCCGCAGGCCGGTGGTCTTGCCGGCGCCTGTTCCGCCGGCCGAGAACAGCACAGTCGGGCTCATGCCCTCCGGCGTCGGAGCCTCCAGCTTGCGGCGGTAGAGCTCCTTGACGAAGTCGCTGGCCGCCTCGTGGACGTCCGCGCTGCGCGTGCGGTCGGCGCGATACTCCGGCGACAACTCGCGCGCCAAGTCGGTGTTCAGCACCCGTCCGCCTTCCGTGTCGAACTCGCCGGTCTGGGCGGCATAGTCGGCCGCGGCGGTGTCGAAGTCGGTCGCCCAGCGCTCGCGCAGCGCCGCGCCCGGGGCTGGCTCAGTGGGCGCCGGCCCCTGGGCCAGCGAGGTCGCGCCGCGCGTTTCCACGTCGGTCCCGGTACGGATGCCCGCCATGCGCTCCCGGTAGAGGGCGAGAGGATCCTGACCGGTCATCTGGCCAAGGCGCCCGAACGCCGCGCCCCACAGCTTGGACTGCGCCTCCGCCTGCGCCGGCGTGTAGCGCTGCGTCGCCAGCAGCTGCGCGTAGACGTCGGCCTGGACCTCGGAGGCCGTGTCCGGTGCCTGCGCCTCGCTGGCCTGGGTCGGGCCGATGCCCAGCTCCTGGGCGATGGACTCGGGATCGAAGTTCTCAAGCTCGGCCTCGGACATACCCTCAGCGGACAGCCGCGCATGGCGCCGGATCTCCTCGACGTTCGGCATGCGGGACACGACGCTCACCCACTTGGACATGGGGATCGTGACGTCGCCGCTGGCCATCTGCTCGGCCAACACCTCGGGGCCGCCGACTGCCTCCTCCAGCGTGCCAGGGGACGACTGGAATAGGGTCGCGACCGAGTCGGCCGGCAGGTACACCCGGGCACTACCGGCGCCGGACGCCTCCACGAAGGCCTCCGCGTCGGCCGGCGAGCGCTCTACCAGCCTGGTGCCTGCTGCGGCGTCGGTGATGTCCTTCAACTGGGCGACCTGGTCAGCCGATGCGACCGCCTGCTGCACCTGCTCGCCGAACGCGCGCTGCTGAGCCTGGGACGGGGCACCGCCGCCGGCGGCCTCGATGAGGCCCATCGGCCCGCCCACGATCATCGCGTCCATCACCTGGGCGAACTTCTCGCTGCTGGGCGTCTGCTTGCCCTGCAGCAAATCCTCAGCGTCGACCTGCGCGGCCTGGGTGGCGCCCTCCGAGATTGCCTCGGCCAGGGGCGTGGTGATGAAGCGGCGCGCGCCACCACCGAAGGCATGCGACAGAGGGACCACCGAGCCGACCGCCTCGATGCCGCCCTGGGCCGCGCCCTCGCGCAGGGCCTGCACGTCGCCCGCGCCCTCGTTGACCCGGTCCGCGTAGGTCTGCATGCCCGTGGTGGCGCCCATGGCAGCCGCACCGGCCTGTGGGCTGCGCGTGGCCATCGCGAACAGCATCGCGGGCACCGAGTCGGCCAGCATGCCGCCGTAGTACCGCAGGGAGTTGCCGGGCGCATCGATCGCCGCCCGCACGCTGGCGGGGCGCTGGGTCTGGCTGCCAAGGGCCTGCTGCTGCGCGGTCAGATCCTGGGTGAACGCCTGCGCGCCCTGGACGAAGCTCTCCACGCCAGTCGGGTCGCGGTACGCCTCGGCGACGCGAGCAAGCGCCTGCTGCCGCTCCGTATCGCCGCGCGCGCCCGCCGCTTCCGATGCGCGCTGGTACTGCTCGGAAACGAACCGGTTGGCGATGTTGGCGAAGGACAGCATCCGGCCCACAGACTGCGCCGCGGTCGAGAACACCTTGGCGTCGGAGGTCTGGAACCTTGCGCCCATGTAGTCCAGCGAGGTGCCGACATTGGCCTTGTAGGTGGCATCACCGACCGGCAGCAGGTTGCGGATCGTGCGATGGAAGAAGCTCATGTCCTCCGGTTCGCGCGTCCCGGCCAGGCTCCCGGACAACCGCTCCAGGCCCTGCGCCTCATCGCCGGCCAGCGCCATGCGGCGAGGATCGGCCAGGAACTGACCAACCACCGGCGCACGCTGCCCGACCGAGTCGATGTCATCGAGCCGGTCCTGCTCGTGGAAGTCCTTCAAGTTGTCGGCAACGACCCCGAATGGCAGGCCGCGGCGCGCGGCGATGTCGTTGGCGCGGGCGGCATCATCTGGACGCTGGTCGCCGGTGGAGACGGCGGCGGCGCGCAGGCGCTGCTTGCGCTGGTCCTCGATCTGTTGGGCCAGGTCGTCGAAACCATCGAGCAGGTTGTCTGTCACTTCGCGGCGCCTCGCTTAGCGGTGATGTACTGGGTGATCCACGCGTCGGTGGGATTGATCCCGAACTTGGCGCGGTAGGCGTCACGCACGGCAGTGCGGTCTGCCTCGCTGATCTGGAGCTGGTAGCCGGCGGCGCGGCTATACATGCCGCCCGTACTCTTGGGGGTGAGCTTGAATCGCCCATCATCCTGCGTGACGCCCAGCGCGCCGGAGGTCATGCGCGGGGCGAACTGCTTGGCGACGGTGCGCAGCAGCGCGTCGGCCTGCTCCGGGGTGGGCTTCTTGTTGCCGGCCTGCTGCATGAAGGTCGTGTAAGCGTTCTGGTAGGCGATCCGGAACTCACCACGCAGACGGTCGCGCGGTGCGTTCTTGCTCTCCGAACCGGTGCCGCTGACGTCGCCTTCCTTGCCGATGCCCAACATGGTGAAGCCGGCATTGAGCCGATCCTCATCGCTCATCCAGTCCTTCGACTGGCTGGCATCCTTGCTGTCCAGCGCCTTCTGCCGGTTGACCAGCTCGGTCAGCGTGCTGGCGCTGAGGTTGTCGGCCAGTGCGTGCAGGTCTCGCTTCCGGAAAGCGTCAGGATCCAGCGCGGACTGGCGATAGAGCTCGTCGGCCAGTACCGGGTTGTCCTGGATCAGACGCCCTTCCAGGATGTTCTTCCGATAGTTCTCCATCGCCAGCAGCTGGCCGTTCCTGGTCAGCTCGGCGTAGTCGGCCGGCGAGATGATCGCGGCCAGGCTGGCGGTCGGGTTGGTGTTGGCCGCGATGGTGTTGAACACGCGCTCGCTGGTGGCCTTCTTCGCCGCAGCCTCCTGGGCATCGCGGATGCTCCACTGCATGCGCACCTTGGACATCGCGGCGTCCCGCCGGCGCGGGTCGGCAATCTGTTGGGCGCGCTGCAGCGCTTCGGCCTCGCTCTGCGCCGGGCCGGCGAAGGTGACCGAATCCTGTCCGACGGCCAGACCTCGGCCCTGCCAGTTGGTCAGCACGTCCGCCTTGGTCTTGCCCCTGAGGTACGGGTTGGCCTCAATCGAACGGGCGTCCAGGATCGTGGTCATCGGCGCATCGGTACTGGCACGGGCGAAGGCGGTGGCGCCGGCCGCGCCGAAGTGGTGCGCGGCGTACAGGTTCACTGCAGATGCCGACAGGCCGGCGGCGCGCAGGCGGCGCGTGTTCTCCTCGCGGTAGGCGCCGACCATTTCGCGCGAGAGCTTCGGGTCGCTGCGCATCGCCAGGATTTCGGCGTCGGTCTTGCCCTGCGTCAGCTCGGGCCGATTCTTGCGGATCTGGTCCAGCCAGGTCGAGTCGAGAAACTGGCCGGCTCCGGTGGCCGAGCTGTTCGGGTTCTTGGCGGTCGCAGCGCCTCCGCTCTCCAGGCCAATGATCGCGTCATCGATGCCAGCCGGAGCCGCGCCGACGCTCAGCGTGCCGCCGTTGTTGATCGCGTCGGCGTCGGAGGTGGATGCCGCGTCCTGCGCGACTGGCCTGATCAGCTGGTCGATCGCCATCGCGGAGGCGCCAGTCAGCTTTCCCTCGCTCAGCAGCTCGTAGTAGCGACGCTCAGCGCCAAGCGGGTCAAGGCCCGCCTGCCGCTCAAGTGCGGCCTGGTAGACGCTGCTGGCCGCGGCGCTGGCGGCGTCATCCTCGGGCAGGCCCTGACGGCGACGGTCGAGCCGGGTGGCGATGGCGGCAGACTCCGCTTGCTGCGCGACACGCTCGGGATTGCTGTAGCTCAGCGCCGCCTCGTTGGCGGTGGACGCGATCGTGTCCTTGTAGACCTGATCCTGGTAGAGCCCGGTCTGCTGGCGCACGTGGCGATCCACGTCGTTATCGAAGTCCAGCGTGTACTTGCCGGCCATCGCCTCGGCGCGCGCCTTGATCCGGTCCGGCATCGCGGCAATCGCCAGCTGCGCCTGGTCCTGCCACTGCTGCCGCACCTGCTCGCGTGCGTTCTGGGCGTTGATGCCCTGGGACGACAGGAACCCGCTGTCCGGGTCGTTCAGCAGCTTGGCCTTGTTCTGCAGCATGGCGTTGTTGAACGCGAGCAGGTTCGTCTCGTCGTTCTCGCGCATCTGCCGGATGACCGCACCGCCGACCTCCTGCGCGGCGATGGCCACCTTCTGGCCGAGCTGATTGGGCGCGACGCGCAAGTCCGGCGCGCTCTGCGCGCGGAAGGTCTCGTTGGTGCGGTAGATCGGAACGCGGGGCATTAGTACACCCCCTTGCGGGTGCGAGTTGGGGCGCTGCTGGTGTTGAAGTTGCTCACCTTCCCGCCCATCCCGAAGTAGGTACTGGCGCCCGTCAGCAGCGAGCCGGCCACCTTGTTCGATCCCACGTTCTTGGCGGATGCGAGCAGCGCGTTCTGCTGATACCTAGTGCTCAACGCGCCGTTGTAGGCGTTGCCGATGATCGTGTTGGCGGCGGTCTGGCCCTCGTTGTAGGTGTCGGTGAGGATGTTGAGCGCGCTGCCGCTTGTGCTCAGCAGCCCGTTTGCACCGAAGGCTGCGTCCTGCTGGGCAGCCACCGCACGCGCGGCGCGTACCTGCTGGTAGGCCTCCGACGCGCCCTGCTTGACCTGCTGGCTGGCCTGGACGCCCTCGGCCTCAGCCTGGGCCTTGTAGGACTTCTCCTGCGCATCCGCCTGCTCGTAGTCAGCGTAGGCGGAGACCGCCGCAACGACGGCAGCCGAGATCGATACCGGCTCGCACATCACCCACACCCCTTCTCGAAATAGTGAAATGGAAGCCCCTCAGCGCCATGCGGAGCTGCGGGGTGAATCTGGAAGCCGAGCCACTGCAGCCAGCGGATTGCCCTCCTGTTTCGCGCGTCGACGTAGTTGGACAGGTGGCTGTACCGGCTGAGGATCGCGTCCAGCGTCGGCCGGCAGTCCACGAGGAAGGCTCGCGCCATCCTGTCGATGCGCCGATGACCGATCAGCCAGATCGTCCCGGACGTGGTCAGCAGCGAGCCGCGCGCCACGCCGAAGATGCAGAGCAGCTTCCCCTCGTGAAGGGCTGCCCAGCGGTCACCGCGGCACTCCAAGGACATCGACAGGGCCTGCGCAGGGGTCAGCCTGGCGGCGGCCCAGAACTCGTCCACGTCTGGCGCCCGAATGCCCTGCAGGAGTTCGGCCACGTGCTCGGGCGTGACGGGTACAACGTCAGCCACCGACAGTGAACTCCGGCGTGATCGACAGCACCGACAGCGGCAGCGGGTCGTCCTGCACCACCAGCACGCGCCCGGACCTGTCCCAGCGCCCCGGGAAGGTGCAGTCCACCATGCCGGTAATCAGGCCGGCGGTCTGGTCATAGAACTGGTAGTCGCGCTGCTTGATCGGACGCAGGGCGTCCAGTTCCGGGCCAACCATGACGCCGGCAGATGCCTCACACAGCAACGAGACATTGCTGACATTGCGCCGCTTGTCCCGCATTGAGGTGCCCTGCAGCTGGCTGTAGAGGTCCAGGGTCTGCGCCAGCGCTCGATAGGGCAGTCCGGCGTGGATGACCACAGCCGGGTAGTCCAACGTCAACGTGCCGTCATCGACGACCTGCTGCGCCTTGACCGCACCGTCAGCCAGGATCGCGCAGGTCTTGCCCTCCAGGTGGTCCAGGCCAGTGACGGTCCTGACGCCGAAACCCCAGTCCGTTGTCGCCAGGGCCTGCAGCGATTCCGGAACGTCGCGCTGCGCGGTGCAATGCGCCTGCGCTGCGGTCACCACCTCGATGATCTCCAGCACCATGACCACACCCGAATCGTCATGCGCCGGCACGTGGATATAGCGGCCCACGTAGCTGGAATCGAGCAGCTCGGCCGTCAGGGTCGCGGTCAGGGTCGCGCCCTTGGTGTAGTCCGCCGCGGTGATGGTCACGGTCGTGGCGCCGGTGTTGCGCCCGTCGTAGGTCAGGCCAGAGTCGACGAAGAAGGCGTCGGTGCGGTCCGTGAACAGCCTGGTGTGCATGCGCTCGACGTAGCGCACCGTGTCGCCTCCAACCTCGCGCCTGATCGACAGGTACAGCACGTCTTCATCGCCCTCTCCGATCGCCGCAACGCTCTCCACGTAGCCATCGGTCTCCAGCAGCGACCAACCCACCACGGACTGCTCGCGCATGTAGGTCAGGCACAGCAACTTGCCGTCGTTGCGCACCGCGAACACCGCCGAGTAGGGCACCTGGACGTAGGCCCATTGGACGATCTGGAAGCCGTCGAACAGGTGCGAGGCGCGCACGCTGAGGTCGTCGCCGGTGAAGCTGTCGTTGGTGTACTGGTAGCCCAGGTCGCGCACCACGCTGCCCTTGGCCTGCACGTACAGCGCGGTCGAGCCGATCACCAGCGGGCTGACGTAAGAGCTCCCCCGGCCGCCCTGCTGCTCGATCGACAGCGAGCTGGGCGTGATGGTGCCGCTGCCGTCGCCGGTGGCCACCTTGAACTCGCCGCCACTGGTCAGCAGCAGCAGCACTTGCAGCGGAACGATGTGGCGGATCTCGTTCACCTCGCGGCTGCCGATTGTGAAGCTGATCGCGTCGTTGTCCTCGGTCGGCCGGCTGGCGCCTTGGTCGTTGTAGACGTTGGTCTTGCTCATCCAGGCGGTCTGCGGCTGCAGCGCAGTGCAGGCGAACACCAGACGCTGCTGGTAGAAGCCGACCGCCGCCGGATAGCCGTCGCTTCCGCCGAACGCCCCGATCGCCCACTTGTAGGTGGCGTGCGTGCTGCCGACCACCAGTGTGGGGAACTCGGTCACGACCTGGACCGTGGCGGATAGCCCGTCAGACGCCACTGCGGTGATGGTGCCGAACCCAAAGCCGCTGTTGATGTACTGCCACTTGAAGCCGATGTTGTACGACGAGCCCGCAGAGCCGGAATCGTAGGAGCCCTTACCGTCCCAGGCAGAGCCCTCGGTGTGCGTCGGCTGCGTCGCTCCGGTCTTGAAGGTGGTGAAGTCCGGGTTGTTGGTGAACTTGGCGGTGGCTTTGTAGATTTTCTGGTCGCTGTAGGTGTAGTCGCCGACGCCGAATACCGTGTCCGCCGCCCAGGGGGTGTAGTCCCCATAGTCGGCGATGTCCAGGAAGAAGGACTGGCCCACGTCGCTGGGCTTGAAGATGGCGGCGGTGGCCGTGACCGTGACCGTGCCGGTCGCCGCACTGGCGTAGGCCTTGACCGTCTTGTCCGGGTTCACGTCCTGGAAAGGCGGGGTCACGAAGGTGTAGTCCGTGACGCTCCAATCGGTATGGCTGGTGCGGCTGATCTTCTGCGTCGGATAGCCCTTGCTGACAACCCACATGACGTCCGCACTCTGCGTGATCTGCAGGCGGCTCAGCACGTCGTAGGGCCACGGAGTCGCGAACACGACGGGAGTGCCGCCGGTGCCCAGCACGTAGGCGCCATCCTTGATGACGCGCATCGTGAAGTTGCCCAGCTCCAGGATGTAGGTCTGCTCGGTGTTGAAGCTGAAAGGCAGCAGCCAGTAGGGGATTGCGTGATTGATCACCGGTCCACAGAACTCAAAGCCTGGCCGGTTGGCGATGCCGCCGGTGCGCAGCACGATGAAGTTGCGGCACTTGGCCAGGCTGTTCTGGTAAAGGTCCAGATCGACGCGGCCGGAAACCGAAGGTGAGACCTCGCCGCCGGCGAACGTCGGTTGGGTCTGCGAGCTCATAGCCGCGCCTCGACACCGCTTGCCACCTGAACCTGCTGGTTCTGCTGGCTAATGTCGTGGAGCTTGGCGCTCTCCAGCGCGTCCTGATAGAAGCCAAGGTTGGTCTTGGCCAGGTCTTCTTTCCCCGTGATCGGGATCGAGATATAGCTGGCCAGCAGGAATCCCACGGCCTGGCGGAATGGCGCGCTCCATGCGTCCGGATTCTCGACCCTGCTGGTGTACGCCATCACAGCGCTGCTCAGATTGGTCAGCACCAGCTGGCCACCATCGTCTGCCGCGAGCACGAAGTCATGGATGGGCAGAGGCGGCATCGTCCAGCAGTGATGCCGCTGGCCCGCCAACTCCTCGCTGCCGCGCAGGGCGATCACCTGGAGACACCCATCCGGCACGCGATAAGCCTGCGAGTATCCGGCCGGCGGCGCGGTCACCAATGCCGGCGCGGCGTAGCGGCGCGCAAACTGCCACGTGTAGGCCGCCAGCGCGGTGTCGCGTGCCATTTCGTAGAACTGCCCGCAGGCATCCGCCTCCTCGCTGTTCTCGGTCAGCGCCGCGATGCGACGCCCCGCGCGGATGTGTCCCAGCGCGAGGTTGCAGATATCGATCGGCGAGGTCATGGGTCAGCCCTGCTCTGCGCCCTTCGCGAACAGTCGATCAGCGATGGGCATGCGGATGCCGCCGACCGCCAGATCGGTGATCTGCAGCTCCAGGCAGCGCTTGGGCTTGCCCTCTACCTGCTCCTCAGAGACCGAAATCACCTTGGCCAGGGCCTGTAGCTCCATCGGAGCGCCCACCGGCGGCATGCTCCCGATGCCCAGGGCCTCCAGCTGCTCGTCCTCCAGACGGACACGCAGGCCCCACGGGTAGTCGGGCTCCTTGTAGTCGCCGCAGCACTCGGACGAGGCTTCCTTCTTTTCCTCCTCGTCGGTCTTCTTCATCGATACCAGCTTCATTGCGCTCTCTCCAGAAATGCAGAGGGCGCCCGAAGGCGCCCCCTGTCTCTGCTGCGGTGGGTGGGTGGGTTACGCGTCGGCCGAGCGCGCCGCGGTCTCGGCGTCGATGGCTTCCAGCACGCCCTTGCGCGCCTTGCCCTTCGACTCCGCATCGCGGTAGCTGACCAGCTGCTCGGGCGTGAGCGACGCCAGATCGCCGGTGATGTCCGCCACGGTGCGATCCAGGAACGGATCGGCCGGCGGCGGATCGTCGGAGGAGGCCTTCCCGCCGACCACCTCCATCCACTTGCCCAGCTCCTCCTCGCTGCCGATCTCGAACTCCGCGTTGGCGGTGCCCGGGATGCGCAGCACGTCGCCGTAGTAGCCCTCGGCGATGGCCTTCACTTTGATGGTCATGTGTCAGCCCTCCCTTAGACCGTGTAGTTGCGCGGGTAGACCTTCAGGCGCTGGGCGTCCAGCGTCAGGCCTGCGGTGACCGTGCCCGCCGTGACCGTGCCGCCCGCGGTGTAGCTGAGCCGCAGGTACTTCTCGGCGCCGCTCGGCAGCGGGATGACGATCGGACCGTTCGCGAAGTCGGCCGGGGCGTAGGCCGCGCTCGTCGCCAGGACCGCCGGCGAGGAGAACGCGGTGTTGTCGTCGGTCTGGATCGCGACGGTCAGGGTCGGCGAGGTGCCGGCCAGGGTGGTCGGCGTGGTCAGCACCAGATAGATCGGCTGGCCGATACCAATGTCGCGCGCCGCCGCCTTGAGCGGGGTGAGGTCGATGGTGTTGGTGGACACGGCGGTCGCAATGGTCTGCGCCGTCGAGAACTCGTTTTTTGCGTCGAGGAACATGGCTTGGTTCTCCGGTTAGACCACGCGGGCTTCGGTGTTCAGCAGCGCATCGACGCGGCGGAACGGAACTTCTTCCAGCATCAGGATCCGCTTGCCGGCGACATCACCCCACGCGAGGGTGCTGTTGGCGACCTTGTTCACGGTCTGACGGCGGAAGAAGGACGAGAGGGTGCGGTTGCCGTAGAAGCGCGGCGTCACACCGGTGAGCGAGTGGATGCGCTCGACGGCCTGCGCGACGAGGTCGAGCAGATCGGCGCCAGACGCGGCGTTCTTGGTCAGCGCGGTCACGTCGATGTTCGCGATGCGGACCACGAAGCGCCAGTCCTTCATGACCAGGCCGTTGTGCCACTTGTAGTCGTCGATGTAGGCGCGGAAGCGGTTGTTGCTCGCATCGAACGCCCAGTCGTCGCCATCACCGGGGGTGAACTGGATACCGGCCTTCGAGCCCTTCGGGAAGCCGCCCCACACGGTGTGATCGGACCAGCCGACCAGCCACAGAGAGGTGTTGTTCGAGCCCGTGCCGCCGGCGTCGATGATGTTGACGCCGTTAGCTGCGCTCAGGCTGGAGAATCGAGGGGCCAGGCCCTGGATCTCCTCGCCGTTCGCGGCGACGTTGCCATAGAACAGCTTGGTGCAGAACGTCTGGTTCATCGCCTCGATGAAGGGGCGCGACTCGGACAGGCGGAAAGCCGTGGTGTTTCCGTTGAGGTCGGCGATCGACTTGTCGATCTCGCTCAACGCGGTCAGCTCACCGAACGCCTCGTCGATCTGCGCGGTGGTGCTCTTGGACTTCGGGATACCGGCGTTCATCTTGCGGTAGTACGCCGCCGGCAGGCCGGTGCGCTGGGTCACGCGGTGGCCGGTGGGCAGGTTGCCCTCGTACCACGGAATGTCCAGCAGGATTTCGTTGTTCTGGGTGAGCAGCTCGGCGATGTCCGGGACGCTGCCGTCCGGGTCCAGTCGCTTCGCCACGTCGATGAGGGTTACTGCATCGCCGCCAATGGTGGCCATGGTGTTCTCCGTAGGAATAAAAAAACCGCCTTGCGGCGGCTGGGGATTGGTTGGGTTGGGTTGGGGTTACGCGGGTTTCCCGAAGAGGCGATCCGCAATGGAGGTTGGTGCTGTGCCGCTACCCGCGGCCGCGTTTTTCGGCCGGTCCTCGGCCGTGGCCTTCCCGATCTTCACGAATGCTCCGATCAGGTCCGGGTGGCTTCCCAGCCCGGTCTCTGCCAGCAGCGCCTTCAACTCAGGCGTGCTGTATCTGTCCAGGGTCTGGCGGGCCAGATCCAGGTTGGCGTCGAAGTGCTCGCCGCCGTATTCGGTGTTCTTGCGCGCCGCTTCCTCCCAGCTTTTGACGCGGCCGGTCCACTGCGCCTCCAGGTCGGTGCGGACCTTGTCACTGCCCTCCTTGACCTGCTTGGCGTAGGCCTCGGTCAGCTTGTTGACCTGCTCCTGCGTCAGGCCCAAGTCCTTGAGCACGGGCGTGAAGGCCTCGCCCATCGCCTTGTCGACCTCGACGCCCTCCATGCCCTCGGGCAGCTTGAACTCGTAGGCCTCGGGCACGACGGGCGCGTCGCCCTCACCGGCAGGCTTGCCACCTTCGCCCTTGTCTGCGCCCTCGGCTCCAGCCTCTACCGGCGGCTTCCCGCCGCCCTGTTCACCGCCCGGCGGCGTGGCCTGGCCGCCCTGGCCGCCTGCGCCGCCCTCACTGCCCGGCGTGGCCGCTGGTGTCGGGGTCGGCGTCGGGGTTGCGCTCTCGCTCGATTCGCTCACGGTCTTTCTGCTCCTGCTTAGATTGGATGATGCGGAGATAGATGCCCGGGTCAGCCTCGTCGAGCTGAGCCAGCAGTCGTAACCCCGCGTTGCGCTCGCCCTCGCGGAATGCGGTGGCGTGCGTGTTCTCGGCGTTGAAGCTGAGCCGGTACAGGCCCAGGGTCTCCAGCACGCTGCAGATGAAGCGCAGACCTTCCGGCGTGCGCGCGACCGCCTTGATGTCGCGCTGCCGCTGCCTCCTCGCCTCTGCCTCGATCTGGCGCTTGGTCAGGGCCATCAGCCCACCCCCAGCGCCGCCGCCACGCCCGTGTTGATCGGCATCTCAGCCACGTTCTTCGCCGCCTGCGTGGCTTGCATCGCCGGCTGGGCAAGCGACGCCATCTGCTGGATTTGAGCGGCGCGCGCGCGGGATTGACGGGCCGCGGCGCGCTCATCGGCGCTAGTCAGCGTCTTGCGATCGATGCCCAGCTTGCCGGCGACCGAATCCATGATCCTGTCGGGCGTGGTGACATCCAGCGCGTCCTCGCGATAGATGCCGGCGATGTTGCCCAGGAAGGCGATGAACTGCTGCAGATCCTGCAGGCCGGCCTGGCGCTGGGCCTGCTGGAGGATCGACACGTACTCGATCTTGAGGTCCGCGCCCTCCAGATCCTCGGGCGGCGGCGGCAGCTTTCCGCGTCGGGCCAGGATGGCGAACACACGGTCGACAGCTAGATCCAGCAGCTCGTCGTTCATCCGGTTGAGCACTGGCCCCATCTGCATCATGCGTTCCTGCACGCGCTCCTGGACCTCGATCTCGCGCATGTTGCCGCGCTGGACGTTGGTGATGGCGCGGAACACGTCCTCGAAGAAAGTCTCCTGGATCCGCGACTCGATCGCGTTGATCTCGCCGCGCGTGTCAGCCACGTCAAACTGAACCTGGTACGCCGGCCGGAAGCCGTCGTGCGCATTGGTCGAATCGACATAGGTGATCTCTCCCGGGATGGTGCTGGCGGCCTGATTGCGCAAGGACGTCGGCGCCACCATCGGCGGCTCGACCATCTTGGCGATGGCCTGCTTCTTCTTCCGCTCGTGGTACTGCAGCTCCTTGATGTCGCCCAGTGCGTCCATCGCCGGCGAGCGTCCATAGGCCTCATTGCCAACCTGCCGCCACCGCGGCGCCATGATCGGGAACTCATCGAAGCCGGACTGCTTGAGGAACTTGTTGGCCGCAGCTTCGCTCGGCTCGAAGTAGTAGCTGCGCCAGCGCTTGTCCTTGCTCAGCGCGCTCTCGGCGTTGCGGCCAATGTTGGGCTCGATGACGTGGATGACGGTGAACAGGTCGTCGAGGCTGTTGTTCCTGTAGGAGCTCTGCACTGCGGCGCTGCAATTCTCCAGGCCGTAGTCGGAAACCATCTCCACGACCTTCTTCTGAAACTCCCGGTAGAAGGTGTCGATCCGCGTGCTGCGGCTGCAGGCCACGTAGTAGCTGCCGACCGGATAGAACTCGCAGCGGATGTCGTCCTCGTCCTCCTCGAAGATGCCCAGCGCGCCGATGCCGTACAGGCCCAGCGATTCGTACACCAGATCCATCTGGGTGTAGAAGTTCGACCGGCCGAACGCGGAAAGCACACGGCCTGAGGTTTCGTCGAGCCATACCTGGACGTCGTACACGTCCCCCAGCGTGGCATCGGCGGCGCCGAGCTTCAGCCAGGGCTGGGCCGGGTTGGTCAGACCGGACTTGAGCCCGCTGGCCAGGCGCGTGTGGCTGCGCGTGGCCTGGTTGTTGAGGATGCGCTGGTTGGCCTTGCCGCCCTTGTTGCGGTCGCTGAACAGGAAGCGCGATGAGCGCGGCTGAACGTACTCGTCCAGCTCGCGCCAGTGCGCGTCCCAAGAGGCACGCTCGCTTTTCAGCTGCCCAAGGCGGCTCAGCATCTGCTGGGCGAGACTCCGGCCGGGGGCGATTTTCTCGGCCATGGGTCAGGCGCCCAGCAGGGTCTTCTTGCCGGTGACCGCGGCGCTGGTATCGCCCTGGGAGCCGGTCAGCAGCGTGGAGCTTTGACCGCCGGCCAGCTGCGCGCGGCGGCGCTGCTCAGCGGTGTTGGCCTGGGTCTGGTCGGCGTCAGCGCCCGGGTTGGTGATGTACTGCGGGGTCTTCGGCTTGGATGCGCTGAAGCACATGGTCAGTTGCTCCGGATGGTCAGCAGCGCGTAGCGGATCGCCAGCGCCAGGGGATGCATGCGCATCGGTCAGTAGTCCTGGTGGTTGAGGTCGTCCATCGTTCGAGCCTTGCCAGCGCCGGCGCCTCGGCCGCCCTTGGCAACGATGGGATACGCGAAGCTCAGCGCCAGCGAGTCGGCCCGGTTGGGGCTCGAAGCGCCGCGCTTCTTCATGTCCTTTTTCGATTCAAGCTGAATCTTTCCGTCCGTGCGCGGCACGGTCTCCGGGGCCGTCAGCTCGTCGAGCAGCTGCGGGTCTTCCTCGATCGCGCCGCCCTCCTTGAGCCAGTCGCGCATCAGCTTCCAAATCTCCGCGCGCTTGTTGAGGCAACCCTTATCCCCTGCCTCGCCGGCAAACCAGACGAGGCGCCAGTCACGTCCCCAGGTGGTGCCCACCGACTTGATGCCCGTGCCGTAGCCGGCGTCGATGAACACCGCGTCGGCCTTGTGCTCATCCTCCAGCTGCGCAAGGATCGTGGCCACGACCACGTCGTTGTCGTTCTTGGACATCGTCCGCAGGATGCGGAACCTCAGACCCTGGCGCAGGCCGAACACCAGTTCGTCGTCCCCCTCCCAGGCCGGATCCAGGGTGAGGATCTTCGGCGCGAAGTCGTACTGCTCCGGCCGTAGATGCCGCCCGTAGGCCGCATCGGCATCGGCCTGCGCGATGAACTGCTTGGCCGACATCGACGGGAACAGGCCACGGATGCGGACCTTGACCCGGTCCGAATCCTCGCCGTGCGCGTCGACCATCTTCTGCAACTCGACGAGGTTGGTGCCCTCGACAGTCCGGCTGTCGATCTGCTCGCGCTCCCACAGGTGCGCGTGCTTGCGGAAGCACTCGCGGAACTCGCCGGTGTTGCGCGTCGGGTTGCCGAAAGCGGCCCAGATGATCTCGGTTCCCTGGTCTGTCAGGGCGCCCTCGGCGACTTCCCACACCTTGTCGGCGATGGCGGATGCCTCGTCGAAGATCAGCAGTAGCCGCTTGCCCTCGTTGTGCAGGCCGGCGAACGCTTCGGTGTTGCTTTCGGACCACGGCACCGCATCGATGCGCCAGGTCTTGTCGTGGCCCGGGGCGGTGCTGATCAGCGCCGTGGCCGTCAGCGTGGCCCAGTGCTTGGTCAGGCTCATCTCGTGCCACTTCGACACCTCAGCCCAGGTCTTCGTCCTGAGCTGGTTGTCGGTGTTCGCCGTCACGACGCCGCGCGTGTCCTCGAAGGTGTCGAATGCCCACTTGATGAGCATCGCCACCAGCGCGGACTTGCCGATGCCATGGCCGGACGCGACGGCCTGGCGGATCACTTCCCCCGCGTCCGCCGCCCCGCCCTGTAGACGCTCCCCAATTCGCTGCAACCGCTTGCGCTGCCACTTGCGCAGCGACTTACCCTCAAGTGGCGTGCCCTTCTCCCCCCATGGGAAGACGAACAGCGCGTAGCCCAGCGGGTCCAGCTGGAACGAGGCGACCGCCTCGATCAGCTCCTGCTCGGGATCAGCCGCCATCGGCTCGCTTGCGTGCGGCCTGGAGCCGGTCCGCCAGGTTGCCGACCACGTCGTGATCCAGCGCCAGGCGTTCGCCATAGCGCTTCGGATCCCACTTGGCCAGCAGCTTGAGGCGGGTTTCGATCCGCAGTTTGGAGCGCTGGACATGCTCGCCGTTGAACTGCAGCGCCACCTCGTCGCCTCCGTCCGCAGCCCGCTCCATCCAGTCATTGCGCGAGTCGTCGGCGATCTCCAGGCACTCTGCGGCGAGCGAATCGAACCCCTCTACGCGCGCTAGCGCGATGAGGGCCGCCACGTCGCTGCGGCTATCCATCCAGTCCTTCACGGTCCGGTAGGCGGGCATGCCCTCGTCTCGGCAGATCACCGCCATGGGCTCGCCCTGGCTCAGGCGCGCGGCGATGGCTTCGACCACCTCGGGCGAGTACAGGCTCGGCTTGCCGCCCTTCTTCGCGACCGCTGCGTCCTTGGTCTTCTTGGCTTCCATCAGGGCGCCTCCCTATCTGGCACGGGCTTCCAATGCATCCGGCGCGCCTTGATCGTGCGCTTGCCCAAGGCGATGGCCTTCAGCACCCGGTGCCGACCGTCAGCAATGGCGCCATTCCAGTCCAGTAGGATCGGGTAGCTCAGGTCGGCGTTCATGCAGGCGCGAACGTGATGCGCCAGGCCGCGCATGTTCTCGCCGTTCCAGGGTTCGCTCGATAGGTTCAGGCCGGCCAGCGGCACCTCGAACACCGGCAGATCCTTCGCGTCGTCCAGCAGGCGCGCAACGGCGTACCGTGCGCCGTCCCTGTCCTGGTAGTAGTCCTGCAGCGGCTCGTTGTCGCGCAGGCGGACCTTGGGGGGCTTCTTCACGGCTTGGTCTGCCCTACCGGCGGCACCGTCAGCTTGCGGATCTCGCCCATGCGCTGGTCGCAGTCGGCCTGCGCCGGGAGGTTGGTGTTGTAGGCCGCGACCACCGCCTCCACGGTCCGTGACGCCGCGCGCACGGGCGGGCACGGCGCGGTCAGCGAGGCCGGCAGCTGCGCGGGCACTTCGACCTTTACATAGACCGTCTCGGGGATGGTCGGCTTGACCACGCGGGAGCAGCCGCCCCAGCCGGCCAGCGGCAGCAGAACGACGATCAGCAGTAGGCGGTTCATAGGACGGGGATCTCCGGGCACAGGGCCATTGCCAGCTGCGCCGCACATGCGGGCTTGGCCTTGGCCGCCTGCAGGGCCTTGTCCGCGCGCGCAGAGGCTGCGGCGGCGTCCGCCTTGGCCTTGGCTGCACGCTCGTCGGCGATGTCCGCGGCGCGCTTCCATTCCTCGGCACGCTTCTGGGCCAATCCGGTCTCGCGGTTGACGTTGGCCAGCGATGCGCCGCAGGCGTTCGCGGTGGCCAGATTCGCGGCGGCGCGCTCGTTGGCCTTGGCCAGCTCGCCCTGGGCCTTGTCCACGTCGGCCCGGCCGTTCGACTCACCGTGCCGGCAGCCGCCGATGAAGATCGAGCCGGCGGCAGCGCACCACAAGGCGATGCGCAGCAGGCCCACATAGGGCGCGATGGGATCGGGGATGTTCACGGCGCGGGCCCGGCCGGCGGACAGGGCGGCGCGGGCTGCCGCAGCATGCGCAGGGCCACCGCGATGAGCGACAGCACCGCGCAGGCGGCGCGCAGCCAGGGCGGCAGGTAGTCCAGCGCCACGGCCGGCAGCTGCGGCAGCACCTGGCCCAGCGCCTGGGCGACCTGGTACAGCAGCTCCGGCAGGGCCGCCAGCGCCACGGCGTAGCGCACGGACCACAGACGCCACGCGGCGCGCCAGTCCTCGATCAGCTGGACTTTCATTTGATGCCCCTGAGCTGTCGCAGCTCTTTGATTTCCTGGTCGTGCTGATCGACCTTGATCTGCGTCTTGGCCACTTCCAGTTTCAGCGCCGGCACGTCGGCGAGCTGGGTGTTGATGGTCTGCAGCTGCTGGTTCATCGACACCAGCTGCTGGGCGGTCACCTGCTGCTGGGTCAGCACGGATTGCATGGAGGCCACCAGCCACGAGAAGCCGATGACCAAGGCGGCGCCGATAGCGCCCGATATCGCCTTCTCGATCGGGCCAAGGGTGAGCTTGGTGCGTCCGTCCTGATCGGGCTGCATGTCCATGCTCATGCCGCCTCCAGCGCTTCGCGCGCCGTGGCGTAGTAGCCGGCCCACTTCCCGCGCAGGCGGACGCGCTGAGCCGGCGTGCCGTCCGTATACGCGCCCGGCCGCCAGGTGCGCAGGTACAGCTGCCATCCGCCGTTCACGTCGCCCACGGCCGGCAGCGGGGCTGGGTCGCTCCACAGCAGCAGCCGGGCGAAGCCTGCCGCGAGGATGTCGTCCCGCTCCAGGGCCGCATGCACTGCCGACGCCTCCGGGTCCACGCCACGCGCCCGGCACAGCGCGTTCGCCGCCAGGGCAGTCTGTACGTGTCCCAGGACGCCCTTTACCCCGCCGCCGCGCTCGAATTGCCATAGCCCGCGCGCAGCGCCGCGCACCTCGGGCCGCGCGGGGTTCACGACCTGCCACCGGTGGCGGAAGTCCGCCTCCTGACCGCAGATCGCCAGCAGCTCGACCCGGGCCTGCAGCGTGTCCAGGCGCGCCGGCAGCAGGTGCAGCGCCGGCGTGATGGCGTCCCGATTGATGGCCTTGGCCTGTTCGATGCTCATGCGGCGTCCAGAAATGCGAAGGCCCCACCGTTGCCGGCAGGGCCTGGGTTGTGTGGCCTCGCGCGCACGTGCGCGGGATGTCTGCGGATTGGGTTGGGCAGGTCCAGGGGTTGTCGGAATCGAACCAACGACCGCGAAACGGGCCAGGACCGACACCCGCACCGCAGACACGCCTTTGATCCCCTGAAACCAAGCCGGTTACGGTTCCGGCGTCCGCTCAGGGTGTGAGCCCCGCATCTGGACCGAATCGAGGCGACCGGCTATTGCCAATCCTCAACCTCGCCCGGACTTCTCCGGGAGTAGCCGGACCACTCACATGGCGACCGGCGGACCTCTGAAAACGCAGAAGCCCGACGCTTGGCCGGGCTCCAGAGGGATTTATTGATGCTGGCAGAATCGTGACTTTCTGTGACGCCGATGTCAAGCGGCCAGGTGACGGGAGGCTCGGAACCACTCGATGCCCTTCTCCAGCTCCGTTCGGTACTGCCGTTCGGTGAACCGGCCGCCGTAGCCCTCTTGGACCATCTTGGCCTTGATGCGGCGGCTCGCCGAGACCGTGAACTCGGTGCGGCATACCTCGGCCCGGATGGGGAACTGCCGGCGCATGCTGGCCAGGGCCGACGCCACCCACAACAGGTCGTCCGGGATTCCCATGTCGACGGCCGTCTCGGCGATGTCCCGGGGCTTGTCGCCGTCGTCGCTGAACCGCACGGGATCCGCCGCCCACATGGGCAGCAGCCGCATCGACTCGATGCCCACGGACTGAGCCATGCGCCGGCGGCGCGAGGTGCCATCCCGGCCGGCCAGCTTCTGCAGCGCCCGCTCACGCGTCCCTGGCGCCATGTCCCTCGCCCGCTCCAGGGCATGTCCGCCCCTGTCCGAGCCTCGGACGGCGTAGCGGTTGGCCTCGGCGACGCCCCAGCGGCGCAGCTCCTCGATCACGTGGTCGAATCCTCTCCTGCTCAAGCGTCGTCCCCCCTCTTGGCTGACGCGTTCAGATGCGGCCAGGCAGCGCAGAGCGCCCGACGCATCGCCTTCATTTCGTGCTGGATCTCCGCTTCCCTAGCGGAGCGCCCGTAGATCGCCGACAGCCGAGCTGCGGCAGCCGCATGCACCGCGTCGGTGAAACTGGGCGTGCCTGGCGCCGGTGGCGTGCGGCGGATCACCGCCTCGGCACCGCGGGTGGACACCTCGAACGCTACCTGGCGCACGATCGAGGCGCAGTGCGTGCAGGCGTCGACCGTCGCATTGCGGCCTTCCTGCTGCCCGAGCAGCCGGCGGTATGTCTGGGCCTCTGCGTCGAGGCGCGCGGCGACGGCCAGGAGCAGGTCTTCGTGCAGGCTCATGCAGCCACCTGCCCCGACTCGGCCGAGTCGTCGAACGCGGTCCGCCAGTCTTCATCGTCCGGCGCGCCACCGACGGAGGCCGCGACAGGGAATGAGCACTGCTTGTCGCGCGGCAGCAGGGTGCGCGGCTTGTGATCGGGCGCGGACAGGTAGTGGATCGAGTCCTTGTCGTACCAGAGCCCGAAGCGGCCCTCCTCGCCGTTGAAACGCTGCTTGTAGCAGTACAGGTAGACGTCGGCCTGCTTGTCCCACTTCTCCGCCAGCGGCTCGCCCCTGGACTCGGCATCAGCCTTTGCCTTCTCCAACGGCTTGTTGCGCCACACCTCGAACACGGTGTCCACCATGTCCGTGATGCCGCCCGAGCCCTTTACGCCCATCTTGCCCACGGGCTTGGACTCGTCATCGCCCTTGCGCATGTGAGCCACGATGGCCACGTGGGTCTGCTCGTCGCGCGCGAAGTCGCTCAAGTCCTCAACGAACCGCTTCTGCCCCGAGTAGTCGTCGTCGTCGAAGCCGCATTTGGTCAGGTTGTCCAGGAGAAACAACTGGATCCCGTAGCGACGGCGCGCGTACCGGAACACCTCCAGGATGCGCTTGGCCTTGGCGGCGCCGTGGACATCGAACGCCTTCACGTTGCCGGCCATCATCCGGGTCGCATGACGGGCGTAGGCTTCGGTCGGCCGGGCCATGGCCACGACTTGGCGGTTCATGCGCTGCATCCACAGGCCGCGGCGAAACTCCATGCTCGCTACGCAGCAGGGCACGTCGTCCACCGCCATTGAGGCCGTGACAAACGACGTGAGGGCCGACTTGCCGTGGCCGTTGATGCCGCCCCAGATCGACGTTTCGCCGGGGCGCAGCCGGATCTGCTGGTGGGTCTTCTTCCACGGCAGCACCAGCCCGTGGTCCTGCCGGTTGTACTCAGCCCAGATTTCGTCCTCGAACTCGCCGATGTCACGCAGCTCGACTGGATCCATGGTGCGTGCGCTGCGCAGGGCCTGGGCCATGACCTCGACGGAGACGCCAGCCATCAGGCACGCATTGGCGTCCTTGCACGGCAGCCGCACCACGTGGACGCGCTCACGCCCAAGGCGCTCGACGAGATCGGCCACAGCCTCCCGGCCGGGGCCGTCGTCATCCATGCTGAGATTGATGCGGTCATAGACCGCCAGCCGGTCGAACTCGCCCTCAATCCAGCTGTGTTTCCCGCCCTTGCCGGCGCCCATGGGAACCGACAGCGCGGGGAATCCGTAGGTGTGCCAGGCCAGCGCGTCCAGCTCGCCCTCGGCGATGGTCACCTCACGGGCGGTCGGGTCGATCGCCTGCCAGCCGAACAGGCATGGCTCGCAATCGGCCTCCTGCCGGAAATCCTTCGGCGGGCGCCGGTACTTCACGGCCACCAGCTCCCCGTCCCGCAGGTAGGGGAACACGATCCATCCGTCCTTGCTCGCGACCCGGTAGGCTTCCAGGGTCGCGGGCTTGATCCGGCGCTCGTCCGTCAGCCAGGCGCGCAGCGGGTCGGGAAGCGATCGCATGCCGTCCCTGGCCGGCCGCTTGTAGCGCTTCGGGGCCTCCTGCAGCTGCTTGTGGTCACGGATGCCCAGCAGCTCCATCGCCTGCTCGCAGGCTTCCCGCAGCGAGCAATGGCGCACTGCCATCCACAAGCCAATCAGGTCACCGCGCTCCCCGGTGGCGAAGTCGGACCACACGCCGGCTTTGTCGCCGACCATCACCACGCCCAGGCTTTCGCCGGCATCGCCGTCCACGGAGCCGGCCTTCCACTCGCGGCCGACCCGCTTGCCGTGCGGCAGCAGGAGCCGCACAACGCTGTCAATCTGCTGGGCCAGCTGGTCCGCCAGTAGGGTTGCGCGCATCAGACGGCCCCCCTGATCCACTCGGGCAATTCGTCGTCAGCGCCGTCGCGCCCGGAGCCCTTGCCCTGCCACTCGTCATCCCATCGGCGCTGGTTGAGGTACGTCGCCGGATGCGGGACGTAGCGCCCCCCGTCTCTCAGCCACTGAGGGTCTTTCGCTGCGCGCTCGACCACGGCCGCGATGATCGTCTCGGCAATCGCCTCACAGTCGCCCTTGATCCACGCGGTTGCGGCGTCCTGACGGGCAACATGCTTCGGGAACGCGGTGTAGAACCGGACGAACGCCGGACTCTCCTCGACCTTGGCCCTCGCCCTCGCCTTGGGGGCCTTGGGGGCTGGCTGCTCGCGAGGCTGACCCGCACCGTCGCCCGACTTGTCGGGCAAGAGTGTTTGATCTTCTAAATATCCCTGTCCCTGTCCCTGTCCCTGTCCCTGTCCCTGTCCCTGTCCCTGTCCCTGTCTAAGCCGTGACTTGTCATGGGAACTTTCCGTGACCTGTCCCGTGACCTGTCCTGTGACAGATGCCGTGACAGGCTTGCCCTGCGTGACAGGTGGCGTGACCACCTCAAGTCCATGTTTTTCAACAAGATCACGCAGCGCAGTGGTCTTGATATTCCACTCCGGAGAGACGCCCACGCTCGACAATTCGGCGAACGCAGCTTTGCGCCAAGCGCGCTCCCGGCGCTTTCGATCATCAGCGTTTTCCTTCTCGGCCCTAAACTCCTGACGCTCTGCCCACGCCTCGATCGCCTTCTCGGCGACCACGGGGTGATACCACCGGCCATCGTCGCAGAGCACGAAACCGCGCATGGCCCCGGCCCTCACTTCCTGCCATCCGCGCACGTCGCGGCCGTAGCCGGCCAGGGCCGCAAGCAAGCGGTCATCGTCAGGCAGGCTGGCGGCCGGAACCTGAGTCCAAGCGGCGCACCAGAGCAGCACCGCGGCTCGGAACTCATCCCCGGATAAGGTGAGGGCCAGATCACTGTCGCGCAGGCGCTGCACGTCCAACGGCATGAACAGCAGTCCGCGAAGGTCCACGCCAGCCGGTACGAGAGGTTCCATCACACCGACTCCCACTCGCTGGGGTGGGATTCCCAGTTGTCCTGGAACTCCCGCTTGGCCAGCGCCGCGAGGAGCTGCAGATGCTTGGTCGTCACCCAGCGCTTTTCAGCCAGGTGAGAGATCCAATCGAGTGCGTCAGCGCGGTTTCTGACGTAGAAGTCGTACTTGAAGCCGGGGTTTTCGCGGTCGAACAGGACCACGCCGACACGGCGGTCGTCCAGTCTCTCTTCGACCTTCACCAGCGGCATTTCGAGGTCGAGCCGAAGCTCCTCGACGATCTGGTCGGCATAGCTGCCGATATCGACTAGTTCGGGCTCGGTTGTTCCGGAGATCCGGTTTTCCCGGGGTTGAATGTGTGGCATACTTGGGCCTCGTGCTTGAAGCCCCGGTCCTGTTCGCGAGACGGCCGGGGCTTCGTCTTTTCGGACGAATGGCTGCCGTAGCAGCCCGCTTAGCGCCAGGCGCGGATGAGCCCCAAGTGACACGCTCATCCACGTGGTCGCCGTCCTTGCCCCAATTCGGGCGGCCCGTCCTGGGCCTCCCTATCGCCGCTCACGCTCTCGCGCCCGCGAACCATCAATGCTTTGAAATCAATCCTTGACCGGGCTCAGCGCCACGGTCTTGCCCGTCTCCATCGGCTCCAGCTGGGCGCCATAGGCGACGACGCGCCCATCGGCGTCGAACTTGAATCGGTCGGGTGCTCGAGCGACCAGCTCGATCTGTCTGGCCCGGACAATAGGCTTGTCTTCCTTCCAGGCGCTGATCGCGGCCTTGCCGACGCCGAAGAACTCAGCGAGTTGCTTGTCCTTGGTGAAACCCAGGGCGGCCCGAACTTCGCGCTTGGTGATGTTCATAGCCGGTAGTATATTGCTCTGAACTCCGGTAGGCAATAGCTGTGAACTGCAAAAAGTTTAGTGTTCTGGCTATGACCACGATGGCCAAACGATTCCAGCAGGCGCTCGATCAGCGCGGCATGACCCCGCCGGATGTAATCCGACTGACCAAACTGTCCAAGGGCGCCGTCTACAACATCCTCAACGGCGTCACCCAGCCAGAGAAGATTTGGGGCGCGACGGCCAAGAAGATCGCATCGGCCCTGCGCGTGAGCTCGGACTGGCTTCTGACCGGCCGCGGCAGCATGGATGACGTGTCAGCCCAGCTCGATGATGACACCGCGCAAGTCCCCGGCTACGCCCACAGCCTGGCCCTCGGCGACGGCGCCACCCCGAGCGAGTACGCCGAGACCCACCGGCTCCTGTTCCGCAAGTCGAGTCTGCGCCGCAAGGGCCTTCTCGGCAGGCAGTTGGAGGTCTACTACGGCCGCGGCGACTCCATGGAGCCGCGGATTCACGACGGCGATGCCATCTTGGTTGACCGCAGTGATACCTCTCCACGCGACGGCGAGATCTTCGTTTTGGAATCTGACGAAGGGGCGGTGGCCAAGCGCCTCACCGAGATCGACGGCCGCTGGTTTTTCGAGAGCGACAACAAATCCGACCCCAAGTGGCGCAAGCCAACCCCGCTAGACGGCGCCAATCAGTGGCGAATCGTTGGGCGCGTGCGATGGATCGGGAGCTGGGAAGGCTGACCAGCCTGGGACGCATGAAAAGCTAAACAAAAGATGAACTAAGTTCATACCTCGACACTTTTGAAGTTCATAGCTATTGACTGAATAGTCCATCGCTATAGACTGATCCCACCACGCCGGATGTCCCGGCGACTGAGTGGGGAACGTCATGGATCACCAGCATCACGGAAGAAGAGTCAGCCGCCCCGTCGGGGGCGAGGGGCAAGCGCAAAGCCAGCCCCTCATCCGCACTGCAAGTGAGACGAAGGGCGCGCCGGTTGATGTGACTGCGGTGCCCGGACCGTGGTTCATTGAGTATGAGCCCGGCTGGCCGGTCACCGTTTCGCGTTGGAACCCGGCGGCGACACCCGGCTACGACTACGAGTCGATGGTGGACGAGCATGGCGCGCTGTGCGAGTTCCTGACCTGCTGTGAGGCCCGCGAAGCCATCGCCCGCATCGGCGGTGCCCTGTGAGCGCCCCGCTCCCCCTGTCCGGCCCACGCACTCGCTGGGCCTCGGACTACCGAGCATTCCGTACTGCTGATCGGCTGTGGAATCGCTTCTACGAGCCCATGCGCCGCCTCGATGGCGTGCCGTCGTGGGTGATGTCCGCCCACGCTGCCTCTCGGACTCGCCGGCTATACACGCCTGCGAGGCGACCTCCTGGGCCAGATCAACTACCGCTACGCGGGCATGGGCTCCGACTGTGCGCTGACCCACCGCTGCCGTATGGCCGAGCTGTCTCGCCGCGTGAGGTTGCCGCGGTGAGCGCCTGCAACGACTTCTGCAACAGCTGCGGCGCCTTCGTCCACGATGAGGACGAGTTCGAGGCCCGTGGCGGCTACTGCGCGGACTGCGACGGCGACCGCCGTGTGCCGGCCGCTGATCGCGGCCAAGGCCTTGACCCTAAGTTCGGCGGTTCCGGTCTACCGCGCGTAATCGATCGCAGTCGAGGGGATGCCGTGCTGCTTAAGGAGCTCACGGATACCGTCAGCGGGAATGGGCTTGCCTTTGATCTCGGCGAGTGCGATGTCGAGCAGGAGCCGACTCACGCGGTCGAACTGCTGGTGGAAGAAGTGCTGTGCATGGCTCAGTTCTTCCAGCTTTGTGTCTACGTCCTCGCCTTCTTTGATAGGCCAGGTATCGGTCATCCCTTCGGTGTGCCCGTCCGCCTGGATCTCTCGCAGGGCAGCAAGCTGGTGGCCAGACATCGAAGCAGCGGACGAAAGCATCTCGCGATAGGAGCCAAGCCGCATCCGCATTTCCAGCGCGCTCTCCGTGGGCTTTGGCATGTCCAAGGACTCATTCAGCCTGGCCACGATTTCCGCATTCATCGACTTGGAGGTGCGCGCCGCCTCTGCGGTGAGCTTTGCGTGCAGACCGTCAGGGATGCGCAGGGTGATTCGTGTGTAGCCGTCGTCGCTCATAGCGCGCATTCCACCATTTTCGTGTCAGAAAGTCTTGACACCAATCTCGTGTCGTGTCCTGATAGGCGCGACACCACCGTCGTGTCACAAGGACAACCCCGATGAAAGACGAAGAAGTCCGCAGCCAGTTCCGGATCCCGGCTGTGCTGTACGCCTGGCTCAGGGAGAAAGCGCGCCAAGAGCACCGCTCCATCAATGGCCAGCTGACCAGCGAGCTGACCGAACGCATGAAGCAGGCCCAACACAAGGAACCCACCCCGTGATTGACCACACCACTCTGATCGAATCCAGAAGAAGCCCCGGCCCAGCCCCTTCGACCGATCTGGTCACCCTGAGCGGAGATACAGCCGTCACCACCACTCTGGTGATGGCCGAGAACACCGATAACGAGCACGCCAGCGTTATCAAGCTGGTGAGGACCTACCTGACCGATCTGGAAGAATTCGGGTTGGTCAGATTTGAAATCCGACCAAGATCGGATGGCCAGCACGGCGGCGGTGACACCGAATACGCCGAACTGAACGAGCAGCAGTCCACCCTGCTCCTGACGTATATGCGCAACTCGGACACCGTGCGCTTCTTCAAGAAGCGGCTCGTCCGGGCCTTCTTCGACATGCGCCAGCGTCTGATCAAGCCCCAGAGCCTTTCGCCCGCCGAAATGCTGCTGCAGATGGCCCAGCTCAACCTTGAACACGAGCGTCGCCTGGCCGCGACCGAGCAGCAGCAGGCCGTGCAAGCCAACGAGCTCCACCGCATCGACGCAAAGCTGGAGCAGGTGGCCGAGTCGAACGTCTGGACCAGCAGACCCTCGAACGCGGAGGGCATCACCCACATTGTGAAGCGCCTGGGCGCGAAGTACGGCCTGTCTGCCGGGATCATCCATGAGGTGATGCGACAGGCGCCTTTCACCATCAAGCCCGCCGGCATGGTGCGCAACGAGCACGAGAGCGCCAAGGGTGCCACCTACGCGGTGTATTGGGTGGCCGATGTGAACAAGGTTTTTGCCCGGTTCGTGTCCGAGTGCAAGCGCGTCAGCGCCACTCAGTGCAGCCATCCCTACGTCAAGGGCCGCTTCAAGCTCAACCGTGAGCTCGAAGGTCAGATGCCTTTCGCCTCCTGACTGTCACCAGCCAATAAGGACCAACCTGCATGAAAACCAACGTCGTCGAACTGAGTGCGCAGGCACTCGCCACCGTGGGGAATCTCGGGGCCGTAGGACTCAAGGCCATTGAGTACCAGCTGGCGGTCGAGGCGCGCAAGCAGTCCGCTTTTGAGTTCGGTCTGGCTTGCGAGACGTGGAAGGCTCAACAAGGCATCGACTTTATCCCCAAGAACTCGCCGGAGTGGGACCAGATGCTGCACGGGTTGCCCCAGCTGGTGCGCGACAAGCTTTGGCGAGCAAAGGCAGACGAAAAGAACGCACGCGCCCGCCTGTTCCGCGCTTGTCTCAAGGCCCGGACCGCATGAGCCGCCTCACCATCGCCTGGGCCGTCCTGGCCGGCGTCGCCGCCGTGGTGATCCCGCTGCGCGTCGGCGAGATCCACGCCGCCCACTTGGCGCGTGCTACCGCCACTCAGCCCGCCACCAACCCCCAACCAACCCACCACGTGCCGGCCTTCCGCCTGGCGCAAGGAGAGCCGCACCCGTGAAAAACGACGCACCACCCGGTTTCAGACCCGCCGAGCTCTTCGTACGCGCGGGAACCACGATCTTCCTCGGCGACGACATCCAGATCCAGATCCGTGCGGCCCATCGAGGCAGGGCAAAGCTGCACGTCTATGCGCCGAAGGAAACGACCATCGATCGAGCGGTGAACTTCGTGCCGGAGCACATGCCGCAGTCCGAAAACAGTGACGGCCCGAGCGTTGGCGCGCCCGAGCCGTCTGCCAAGTAGATCCATCACGACCAAGATCAGGAGTTTCACATGGCGAACAGCAGTGTACCTCAGACCGATGAAAGGTCGCCGGCTGACCCAATCGACGAACTGATCGCCTCGGGCATCAGCGCACGCACCCTCATCGCCCACTTCCTCTTGAACGTGGAATGGCTGGCAGCCCACCGCGGCGACACCTTCAAGCTCTGCTACTTCGGCGCTGGCGGCGAGGAAGCCGGCGAGGTGGTTGTGGAGACCGTCAAGGGCGCCGCAGCCCTCATGCAGCGCGCCAAGTTCCTTGGCTGGACCGCGCGCCAGGATGAGCCAACCGAGCTGGGCGCGCCTGACCTGTTCGAGGAGGCCATGCACTACAGGTTCCGCGGAACCTCGTGGTACGCAACCGCAATCGCGCACGACGCGATCGACTCTAACAGGCATGAGGGCATGCCGCTTGGGCTCCCCGCGAAGACCCTGGAGGCGGCAAGAGGCCGCTATGAAGTCCACTACAGCGACGCAGAGGTAAAGAAGCGCCAGGAGAGAGCGAAAGCGTGGTTCGCCCGCCAGAAAGCGCGGCGCGTCAAGGAGCGCGAAGCTAAGTATCGCGGCGACCTGGCCGCGGCCATCAAGCTCCGCACCGACGCTTGGATGGCCGCCGCTGAGCTTTGCGGAGGCGCTATTACCAGACAGCAGGCCCGACGCATGGCGCACAAGAGCATGCGCGAGTGCAATGACGGCGAGTATGAAATGTGGATTGCCAGAGGCGCTAAGGCTCGGGCGGGTGGTGCGTGATGGGCGCCGTTGTCCAGTTTCCCAAGGATCGCATCGTTCGCACGCCGGAGCTTGTCGCCGCCCTGACCGCGCCCAGCGCGCTGGAAGCGCAGAAGGGCGTGGTGGTGGGCCTGCTCGTCAAGAGGGCGCGCGCCAAGGGCAAGGAAGTCACGGATCCTCAGGCGCGCGCTGCACTAGAAGCCGCTATTGCGAGTACTCCGATGCGCCGCCTTGATGAAGGGCTGGAGGACTTGGCGCGCATGGGCTTCGAGTACAACGTGAGGCGTGGCAAGCCTGACACCATGGAACGGGCGCGCAAGCGCGTAGCCAAGGCACGCGAAGAAATCGAAGCGAGGTTCTGGCAGCAGAAGGAGCGTGAAGCGAAGCTGGATCGCATGGCCGAACTGGTAGTCCAGCGCAATGCCCGCAAGGGTGTCGCCACGACCAAGCAGGCTGTGCGCGAGGCCATCACCGACACGCTGGCCGAAATTCGGGAGGCGCGCAATGAATGACCTCCAGTTACTCCGGGAGGAGCTGACCCAGATCCTGCGCGAATCGCCGCTGCCTCCTCTGGAAGACCCCGTGGACCCCGGCGTCCAGCAAGCGCTCGCTGAGGCCAAAGCCCTGCTGCAGGTCATGCAGCCGCACGGCTCCCAGGTCGACACCATCGAAGGCCGGACCATCGGCGCCGTCCTCGATCGCGTGAGCCGCGCCACCGAACTCCTTGCCAAGAGGAACGCCAAGCTATGAACATCCAGCCCCACGGGATGCTCGAAACGCATCCCTCCGCGCTGTTCCCGCTGCCGGCCGGCGACTACGCCCACGTGCTGGTGCGAGATCACTGCAACGCCCCGGCCTACGTCCCCGGCGATGTTCTGTTGGTGAACCTGGCCATCCGCCGCTTCGTCGCCGATGGCCTCTACGTAGTGGAGCACGCCGGCCAACAGAAGATCCGATACCTGCGTGATGACGGCAGCCTGCGGATGGTCTGCGGCTCCCATCCGACCGTGGCAATCACGGTGACGGCTGACAACTGCCACGTGCTTGGCATGGTCGAGTCGGCCGCCAAGGTGAGGAGGGTCGGATGAGCACCGACATCCTGAAAGCCCTGCGCGACGAGGCGGCGGCGCGGCACACGCCCACCGGCGATTTTCTCCCCCTGTCCGACAAGGTGACGGCTGATCTCCTGGAAAGCGGCGCGAAGGAGATCGAGCACCAGCGCCAACTGGTTGGCGGCTTGATCGCCGACATGCTCTGTCCGCCATTCATCAGCGACACCACCAGGTCACTGGTCGAAATGCTGATCCAGCGCGATCAGGCTGGCCGGGCCAAGTACGGCACTACCCTGGACCGCACCGACCTCACGCAGCAGGATTGGTTGCAGCACCTGATAGAGGAAATGCTCGACGGTGCCGGTTACGCCCTGCGCGCGAAGCAGACGGCGGCAGCCCTACAGCAGGAGATGGAGGACTGGCGGCTCCAAGCTTCACATGGCACGGAAGTTGCCCACGCGGCGGCCGAGCGCATCGCCGAGTTGGAGCACGCCGCGCCAAGTTGGGACGAGGCGCCGCTTTGGGCCAAGTTTCTGGCCATGGATGCCGACGGTGAATGGGGCTGGTTCGAGTTCCAGCCAGTCAAACGGCCTGATATGTGGGACGTACAAGCTGGGCGCTTCCGAGTAATTCGCGGGACGCGCTACTTGGGCGGCTGGGATTCCACGCTCCAGGCGCGGCCGGAGGCTTCCACATGAAGTACCGCGTCATGATCGCCGGCTATGCCGGCATGCCCGCCATCGAGGCCAGCGAACACCGGTGGCGCTGGACTGCGCAGCTGGCCGCCTGGGCGTTCAACGTGTTCGAGCCGACGGGGACGTTCGCGTTCGTGCGGGAGGTGGCGCCGTGAGGCTGCTTAAGGCCCTGGACCGACTCCTCTGGGAGATCACCGCCCGCAACTGGATGGGCTGGCCGACTGAGCGCCGGCACCGGCTCACCGGCGAGTACGAGCACATTCGCTACAACGACAAGGTGGCGTGGCAGCCCGGCCGACTGCCCTACCTGGGAGGGCCCTATGGCTGACGAGACCTCCATTGAGATCGACGTGGCTACGATCGCGGCCATGGCGCGTGATGCCGAATGGCTCAGCGCCGACGCGTGCGCCTTCCTCCTGGGCCTGACCACGCGCAAGGGGACGGTGAACCGCCGCGCGTTCCTGGAGCGCGTGGCAGTACGAACCAGTTTCCCCAAGCCGATCAATATCGGCGCCAAGAAGTTGTGGCGGCGGGCTGACGTGATCCTTTGGGCCGACGACGAGGCCAAGGTCAAGATCAAGCGAGCTTCTTAGCCAGTTCAGCCGCGGTCGCGCGGTAGTAGATGAGGAGGCTGGACAGGTTTCGGTGCCCGATCACACGGGCCAGCTCCAGGATGTCCAGCTTCTTCGACAGACGCCAGACCGCCTCCGCGCGGGCGTCGTGGAAGTGCAGGTTCGCGATGGTCGGAACGCCGTCGCGGACCTTCCGGAACAGGCCATCACGTTTCGAGGCCGACAGGCCGAACACGGGACCGAAGCCCAGCGGCAGGGCGCGCAGGATCTGCACCGCGCGGGCCGTCAGCGGCACGTCGCGGCTGTCGCCGTTCTTGCTGGTGCGCACGGTCACATAGCGCTCGTCCAGGTGGACATCGGTCCAGCGCAACTCACAGATTTCGCCAGACCGCATCGCGGTCTCCAGCGCGAACAGGAACGCCAAGCCGACCCGATGGCGCTGAGTGTCCGTCTTCAACGTGTCCCACACGTCGAACGCCTGGGCCAGGGCTTCGACCTCCTCCGGCGAGATCCGGCGCGCGCGCCCCTTTGGCTTCGGCGGCTGCTTCACGTCCCGCATCGGGCTCTCTTTCAGCCACCGCCATTCCAGCCGGGCCACCTCCAGCACCGCGGAGATCAGGTTCATTTCCCTGGCCACGGTCGCCGGCTTCACCAGCTTGAGCCGTGCGTCGCGCCACTCGGCCATGTCGTTCTGTGACAGGCTCAGGATGCGGCGCTTGGCGATGCGGTCCTCTCGGATGAACCGCGCGATGCGCACGCGGTCCCAGTGGCCGCCACGCTTGCCTGGCGTCACCTCGTCCGAGTAGCGCTTGAACGCCTCCTCAAGGGTCTTGTCCGGCAGCTCTGTGCCGGCGAGCTGGGCCTCCTGCTCCTGCGCCCAGGCGAGCGCGGCGCGCTTGGTATCGAACACCTTCGTCGCGCGGCGGCCGTCCACCTTCACGAAAGCGCGGTATCGATTGCCCAGTGGTCGGATGGAGGCCAT